AACTGATGTTGGTAGTGGCTGGTTTAGGGTTGTCAGTACTTTTACACGGGCAAGTGCTGGCTATGTTGAAGCATATGTTGGCGGCAGCAATGCTACAAATAACACTGCACCGATTTTTACAGCGGTTGGCACCGAAACGTGTATTGCTTGGGGCGCACAACTCGAACTAGGCTCCACAGCCACAGCCTACCAGCGCATCACTGATGTGAACACTGAAGTAGCTGAGCGTTTCCCAAACAACACACTGTTCCAAGACAGCGCAGGGACCACACCTGTAACTGGCCCCAACCAGCAAGTTGGCTTGATGCTGGATAAGTCTCAGGGGCTGGTGCTGGGGCCGGAGAAGGTCGTCAACGGCACGTTCGACACTGCAATCACCGGGTGGTCTATAGCTAATGGCACCGCGACCGTAGCTACGGGGCAAGTCACGGTAACGGTTTCTGGTGCCACGCCCGCCTATCTATCGCAGTCCATTTCGACAGTGGTGGGGCGTGCCTACAAAGTCACCGGCAACATCATCAGCGTTACAGGGTCGCCCTCGTTCTACGCCATCCGAAAATCTGATGAAGCGGCCCCGGCGACAAACTTCGTTGACATCCGTGCTTCCGTTGGGTCGGGCAGTGGCGTGTTCGTCGCAACGGCAACGACATCCTTCATCGTCATGCAGGTAAACAACGCAGGCTCGGTTGTCGTCTTCGACAACATCTCCGTCAAACTCCTCGCTGGCAACCACGCCACACAAGCCACCTCCACGCAGCGTCCTATTTACGGGATCAACCCCATCGTGGGGACGCGCAACCTGCTGACGTACACGGAAGAGTTCGACAATGCGGCGTGGACGAAAATCCGGTCGTCTATATCGGCCAACATTGCAACTGCACCAGACGGCACGCTCACGGCTGATAAGCTCGTGGAAGATAGTAGCAACAACAGCCACTTCATGAGCCAAGTGCTACTATCGGTTTCCGGCAACGCAAGCTTGGCAATCTCTATCTACGCAAAAGCTGCTGGCCGAGACTTCTTGGCTTTTGTGACGGCGGATTCGGCTGGGGGTTTCAACTCAAGCTTTTTCAACTTGAGCAACGGAACGCTGGGAACGGTGGCGTCTGGTCACACAGCATCGATTCAGTCTGCTGGCAGCGGATGGTATCGCTGCATAATTGTGCAATCTCAATCCGCAACGACTGGGGCGTTTACGTTTTATCCCGGCTCTGCGGCCACCAATGGCTCCGCTGCTTATCTAGGCGACGGCACATCCGGCATTTACATCTGGGGCGCACAACTCGAACTAGGCTCCACCGCCACAGCCTACCAGAAGGTCGTGTCGCAGTACGAAGTCACAGAGGCTGGCGTTCAGTCTGCATCCTACCTTTTCTTTGATGGCGTGGATGACGGCATGGTCACGCCCACGATCACACCAGCCACCGACAAGGCTCAAGTGTTCGCTGGGGTAAGAAAGCTGAGTGATGCTGCGACTGCCATTCTTGCTGAGTTTAGTGCAGACCTAAACTCAAGCAGCGGAGCATTTTATATAACTGCCCCAACCAATGCGTCTGGTGATTTTGCGTTTCTTTCTCGCGGTTCAATCTTACCTGCTAATGGCGCTGGATCTGGCTCACTTTTGGCTCCAACAACGCGCCTCATTACTGGTATTTCAGACATCTCTGCTGATAGCATGGCGCTCAGGATAAATGGGTCGCAGGTTGCCACTGCTTCGGGCGACCAAGGCACAGGAAACTACCTAGCCTACCCGCTCTACATCGGTCGCCGTGGTGGATCATCTTTCCCCTTTAACGGTCGCATCTACAGCCTGATCGTGCGCTTCGGGCCTAACCTCACCACAGGGCAGATCACGGCCACCGAAAGCTGGGTTAATTCGAAAACGGGCGCGTTTTGACATGAAGATAAACCCCATCAGTCAGGAACAAATTGACCAGTTTAACGAGTGTCTTTCTTTGGACGCAGCTACTGGTCGCCTCTACTGGAGAAAAAAGATCGCCAGCAAAATTGTTGTTGGGGCGGAAGCTGGGTCACAACGTAAAGATGGATACAAAACAATAAACCTGTTTGGTCATTCTTATCTGGCGCACCGCATAGTCTTTGCCATGCTAAACGGGCATTGCGACAACGAGATTGATCACATCAATGGCGACCCGTCTGACAACAGGCCCGAAAACATTCGTGCAGTAACTCGATCACAACAAAATATGAACAGAGGTGTTCAGTGCAACAACACTTCAGGCCATAAAGGTGTATATTGGTTCAAGCCAAAGGGTTATTGGCAAGCTAGGATCAAAGTGGCTGGAAAATACATAAGTCTTGGCTACTTTAGGAGCATAGAAAATGCTGTTGAAGCTTATAACGCTGGGGCAGAAAAATACCACAACGAGTATCGGAGAGCCTATTGATGGAAACCACAACAATCGCTTGCCCATCGGGGTTCACTGATCCGAACGTGGCTGAGAACGCACCCATCTGGCTCGATGCCAATGGCGTTGAATACGCTGTAGCTTCTGGGCCACTGGAAGGCTACACCTTGGAAGAAGATGGGGACACCTTAAAAGAAGGTGCTGAGATCATCCCCTACATCACATCCGACCCTGTGGAAGCACAGGTTGATCGCGTGAACGTAGTCGTCGGCATGGACGGATTAACTGCTCTGGCTACTATGGGTCTAACTGTAAAGGAAGTTACTGATGTCTAAGAAGCCTACAATCACAACCATCTCTTCAGGGTATGCTTCTAATACTCAACTGAATAATAACTTTACAGCTATCCGTGACGCCTTTGACAATACCTTGTCTCTTGACGGATCTACTCCTAACTCCATGACGGCTGACTTGGACCTTAACGGCAAGGCTCTGCTTAATGTTGGAAACATTGATGCAGATAACCTGACACTTAATGGACAGACTGTTACTGAGCTTACCTCAGTACCTGAGTGGCGTAGTGCTTGGACTACTGGCAGATCTTACGCTAAGAATGATCTTGTCTCAGAAGCTGGTAATTCCTACATCTGTCTTACAGCGCACACATCAGGTACATTCTCTACAGACCTAACTGCTCTTAAGTGGGAACTCTTTGCCGCTAAGGGTGCAGCAGGTGCTGGTACAGGTGATATGCTTGCTGCTAACAACCTTTCTGACGTAGCTAACGTAACTACAGCACGAGCTAACCTTGGGGCACAGGCTAACGATGCTACCCTAACTGCTCTTGCTGCTTACAACACCGCTGGCCTAATCACGCAGACTGCGGCTGATACGTTCACTGGTCGCACCATTACTGGCAACTTGTCGCTGACTGTGACTAACGGCGATGGCGTGTCCGGCAACCCTACACTGGCCCCGATCTTGGCATCGCAAGCCGAGGCAGAAGCTGGCACTGATGCGGTCAAACTGATGACGCCGTTAAGGGCAGCACAAGCCATTACTGCACAAGTTGCAACCGCAACGGCTGGATTGGCTGCGGGTGCGGTTGGGTCGTATATGTTTGGTCAGCCTAACAACACAACCGCATATGCCACTGGAGCAACGATTGCCGGAAGCCTGCTGTTACCAGTTGGCGCGCAGTCTCTAGATGGCGCACCAGCAACTGCCAGAACAGCAGGAAAGGGGTCGGCACAAGCGGGAACATGGCGTTGCATGGGAACGCGCTCCACAACTTCTGGGGTAATTGATAACGTAGCAACCCTTTGGTTGAGGATTTCGTGATGAACTATCGCAACGCCAAATATATAGATGGTACACGCATCGACTGTGAAATTGAGCATCCTATCTATGGATGGATTCCGTTTACTTGCGACCCAACGGACACAGGCGCAGCATTTGATGTTGTTGCGTTATATAATTCAATGATAACTGATCCTGAAACCGCTGCATATGTATATATGCCGCCGCCTTTACCAACCTCTGAGCAACAACAGGCATCCCGTGCAGACGCATATAGCGCTGAAGCCGACCCGCTGTACTTCAAAGTCCAGCGTGGCGAGGCAACGAACGATGAATGGCTGGCCAAGGTCGCAGAGATCAAGGCCCGTTTCCCTTACTCCATCTGACTTAACCTAAGTCCCAATAAGGCTCTAATAAATGCAACAAGAAACTAGCCTTCTTGAGTTAGCCAAACTACTCCTTCAGTTTGCTGTACTTCCTATTGGCGCATTTATGTGGATGCACTTTAAGATGACTCAGGTACATGAGACTGAAATTGCTGTGATGAAGTCTGAGTTTGCTCTTACTAAAGAGAATCATGATAGGGAACTGAAAGAAATCAAAGAGGGGTTCAAAGCTGTCCTCTCAAAGTTAGACGAGATCCAGAAGGACTTCCGTAAGTGAATATTAACCAAGCTACTATCAACCTTGTTAAAGAGTTTGAGGGATGTAAACTTGAAGCATACCAAGACATCGTTGGCGTATGGACTATTGGTTACGGTACGACTGAGGGTGCTGGCCTAGGTGTAGTTCCTAAAGCTGGTATGAAGATTACCCAAGAAGAAGCTGAACTTCTCTTGATGTCAGGTCTGAAGAAGTTTGCTGAACAGATCAAGCCTAAGTTTACTCGTGAAGTTAACGACAACCAGTTTGGGGCATTGCTCAGCCTTGCTTACAATGTAGGCCCTAGTGCCTTCTCTCGTTCCTCTGCTCTTATGATGGTTAACGATGGGCAGTTCGTCAAGGCTGCTGATGCTATCCGTCTATGGAACAAAGCTGGTGGTAAGGTGAATAAGGGCCTTATTCGCCGCAGGGAAGCTGAACGTGAACTCTTCCTGACCCCTACCTTTGTGGTAGCGGATATGCACGTAGCAGAACCTGCTAAGGAAAAGTCTGAGTCACTGATCACTGTAATCATTCGTGCAATAGCTGCACTGTTTGGAGTAAAGTAATGATGTCCTCTGTTGAAGTAGGTGGTATCGTCCGTGCCCTCGCCGCAGCCCTTGGTGGTTACCTAGTAGGTCAAGGCCTCGTAGATGCAGAGACTGCTACTACCCTAGGCGGTGCAGTTACTACTATTGCTGTCGCTCTGTGGTCCGTCTGGAATAAGCGTAAAGCAGCATGATGCTTCTGTGGTCCCTAACTTCGTCCTACATCCGTAGGCTCGTTGTGTGGACCGTAGGAGGGGTACTTCTAGTGTGGGCCATATGGGTAGCTGGAAGACGGGATGAGCGTCAGGAGGCCTCCCTACGGGCTGCTGAGGCCTATGCTGACACTAGGAAGGATATAGACCATGCGACAGACAATCTTGGTGATGATCCTGCTGTTCTCCGTGAGTGGTTGCGTGAACGTGGTAAGCCAACGGGCCGTCTGTGACGGTACGGCTATTGTACGTACAGAACACGCTAACGCCTTAGCCTTGGATGGTGGAGATAAGTCTGTCGTTACTGGGGCTAAGTTAATCGCCTCCATTGACGCTGCCTGTAAAGGGTATTGACAACTTAAAAGATGTGTTGTATAATTGCCACACATAGACAGTTAAGGTTACATTTTACATGAACGCTACTGTAGACCAGATCAGGGCGGCTGCTGAGAATGACTTGGAAACCTTCATTCGTCTAGTAGCTCCTGACCAGATGCTAGGTCAGTGTCATACAGATCTTATCTCTTGGTGGATTCGTCAAGAACATAAGACACATCAACTTGTTCTGTTTCCTCGTGACCATCAGAAGTCTCGTATGGTTGCGTACCGTGTAGTCTGGGAACTTACTAAAGACCCTACCCTACGTGTGCTGTACATCTCCGCTACTGCTAACCTTGCAGAGAAACAGTTAGGCTTTATGA